AGTGTCACCAGTAAGTGTAATACCAGTTCCACCAACTAAATTTGTGTCATCGCTAATATCTATTTGTCCAAGCGTTACTGCTTGTCCACTTAGCGAAAGATAATCGTGTGAAGTAGTAACAAGTGTTACATCGGTACTATTGTCTGTACCTGCAACATCAACATTTAAGTTTGTTCTTGCTCCACTTGCAGTAGTTGCTCCAGTACCACCTCTTGCTACACTTAGTGTGCCAGTAGTACCTGCTACAATAGGTAAACTTGTTGCATCAGATAAATCAAAGGCAGGTGTTGCATCACTTGCTCCTAATGCTACACTTACTCCACCATAACTTAGAGAACTATTTGCTAACATAGCATTGGTTACGCCAGATGCTTTTACTCGTAAAGTATCAGAGTTGATTTCAAGAGATGAATCATCTACATTTACTGATAAAGTATCTCCAGTTAATGCAAGTCCATCTCCACCTACTAAGTTTGTATCGTCAGATATATCAATCTGTCCTAATGTAATAGCTTGTCCTGATAAGGATAAATAATCGTATGATGTCGTTACTAAAGTGACATCTGTAGAATTGTCTGTTCCTGCTGGATCTACTCCTAAAGTAGTTCGTGCAGTTGCAGCGTCTGCGTCATCAACTAACGACGCACCAAAAGTTGTAATTGTTGTGTTATCAGGTAAGCTAAGTGTAGTAATACTTGAATCTGCACCATCTAAATAATTTAATTCTGTTGTAGAAGCAGTAAGACCGTCTAATATATTTATCTCTGCAGTAGAAGCAGTAACACCATCTAATATGTTTAACTCAACAGCAGATGAAGTAACTGCGTTTAATTTAGTTAAATCGGATTGTGTAACCCCACTACCACTGATGATAGTAACAGACGCATCTATAGTTGCTCCTGTATGGACTGATGTAAAATTTGCCATTTCTTTTCCCTATTAATAATTAAAGTTATGAGGGGGAAATTAATCCCCCTCAATCTAACTCATTACGGATTAACGAAGTTAACAACTGGTAATGAAGTGCTTGATGCAGCGTGTGATAACACAGCTCCAAACAAGACATCTGCAACAACAGAAGTCGCTAAATGATCGATGTCATAAGCTGACTGCACTCTTGGTGCAATTTGTTGTGCAAAATAAATTCCGTTTCTATTAAAAATAGAACCAGATTCATCTCCAGTACCACCATCATCGTCCCAATCTGTTGAAGCGATAACTGGCATACCATAAATTTCCATAATGCTACCAGAAGCAAGTGGGTTAGCACTATCTCCTCGTTTTTGTGCTTCAGTGAAGTCACCTAAGCCCATTAGGTTCATATACATAGCTGGTGAAGCATAAAAGAATGTTTCTCCATCTGTGTAGTCATAACCAGCATCAAGAAGTTTTTGTAAACCACTTCTTACTTCTGCAGTGGTTGGGGTATTGTCAGTTGCTAAAGTAACATCGTTACCAGTAGCAGATTGTATGATATCAACAGCTAAGTAGTTTTCTACTTTTTTAGCTAAAGCATAACCCATTGATTTTGCATAAGCATTGAATAGATCAGCAGATTCTTGAACTCTTACGATGTCCTCGATTCTTTTAGCTTCGTATTGATGTTGATTTAATGATAATTGGATCACTCCGTCAGTATTAGCAGAATATGATACTGCAGTGTCAGCAGACTTTGCAGCAGCAGTTTCTTCAGCTACTTTAGGAATATTAAGTATGTCGCCACCATTTTGAACCATAGATGAAAAGTCCTGAACTTGATTTCTTAACTGAAATTTTCTTTCAGCATAATCAAGAATAGCATCTCTCCACATCTCTGGAATAAAATTAGCAGCAGTTGTTGTAGTTACATTTGCCATTTTATGTACTCTCCTTAAGTTTTAAAAATGTTATTTTTTCTTAAGGTAATGACTTATTAAGTCCTTATGCGACTCCCTACGCTTTGAATTATTGTCTAACTCGTTAAAAGGGTTACCTTTAAACTTTGTTACGGACACTTTGTTTTCAACTTGTCCTACATTAACTCCAGCTCTTGTTTCAAATTCTGAAACTATGTCACGCAAAAGAGATAAATCATCTACCTTCTCAAATTTTTCTCTTTTCGTTTCAGGAATTTTACCCAGAAGAGAATCTCTTTCTTGATTCACATATTGATTAAAAGATTCAGAAACTTGATTAAACTTGGTTTCTAACTCTTTATTTTTATTCTGTTCTTCAATTAAGAGAGCTTTGTATTCGCCCTGCTCTTCTAAAGTCTTTTTACGCTGTTCTTCCTGTGCAGTAGCTACTTCTTGAACTTTTGATTTAAGATCATTTCGTTCTTTCACTAGCTCCTGAAAACGATAATAAGGAACAGCTTGTTCTGTCTTTTTTTCGTCTTGACTGACTTGAGGTTCTTTTACAGCTTCCTCAACGGCTGTATTCTGTTCTAATTCAGACATTTTTACTCCTTTAGTGGATTATATTATGACATTAAGTTAAATATGAATTAAATTAATCACAATTAGAATGTCAAAGAAAATAAAAGAGTTTGAGTTCAAGCAAAAGTGGTTCGATTATATGGGCTACACACCTCACGCAGGTCAGCGTAAATTACACTTTCCAGAGAAAGAAGGTGCTTCTTATTTTGTAAATATTTGTGGTAGACGATATGGAAAAACTACTGCAGCGTATCGTGAAGCTGAATTTTATGCAGCACAACCGAATCAAAAAATTTGGCTTGTTGGATTATCTTACAAGAAATCACGACTAATGTTTCGTGAAGTATGGAAAGATATGGTAGCAGGAAAAGCTAACGATATTGAACGAGCATCAGAAAAAGAACAGTATATTAAGTTCAAGTGGGGAACAACAGTAGAAGGTATGTCTTGTGAAAATCCAGACTCATTAGTTGGAGAAGGTGTAGACTTATTAATTATTGACGAAGCAGCAAAGATGCCAAGAAAGATTTGGGATATGTATTTATCTCCTACCTTAATTGATAGAAAAGGGAAAGCTATTTTTATTACTACACCTGAAGGGTTTAATTGGATATATGACTTGTACTTGTTAGGGCAAACAGATCCTAAATGGTATTCAGTACAATCTCCAAGTTGGGAAAACGAACACGCATTTCCAGATGGCGAGAAAGATTCTTTCTTAATGGAACGAAAAAGAAATATGTCCAAAGAATTATTTGACCAGGAGTTTGCAGCCAAGTTTACTTCTATGGAAGGACGAGTGTATCCATTTGATAGACAGAAGGATATGGGTGAAGTTCCATACCAGGAAAACCTACCTACTTATTGTTCAATGGACTTTGGATTTAGAATGCCATCGGTATTATGGTTTCAAACCTATAAGCAAGATGGGAATTGGCATATTAATATTATTGATGAAATTATTCACGAACGCAATATCCCAACGGACAAACTTGCAGAGATGATAAAGAAAAAGAATTATCCAGTGATTACTTATTATGGTGATCCAGCAGGTAGCTTTGTGCAAGGACAATCTGGTTTAGGTGATATCCATATCTTACGCAGACACGGAATTTATGTAGAATATCGTATGGACAAATTATCTCGTGATATACAATCTGGGGTAAGCTATTGTCGTGGATTCTTTGAAAATGCAGATGGATTACGCAGAATTAAAGTCGATAAAAAATGTGTAGGTATTGCAGAAGATTTTGAAGGATATAGATTTCCAGAAGCAGTAGAAGGGAAAGCTATTTCTAACAATCCAATCAAAGATGGATTCTATGAACACGGTTGCGACGCCTTCCGATATTTTATATTGAATAGATTTCCAATTAGAGCTAACTTCATTGGAAGAATATCACGATAAAAAGGAATACTTTGATGGTTTTAACAGCACGAGAAATTATACAAGACTCATTAACTCACTTTAAAGAAGAACAAGCGAAAGCTCGTAGAGAAGAAGTAAGAAAGTTTTTAGATTACTATTCTGGTTCTTTAACCGAACAATACATCGAAGGATATTTTAAATCTGACGCATTCCAAGAAATTCCACATTACAATACCAATATCGTGAAAAAATTTGTTAATCGTATGTCCAAGATTTATACTATCGGTGCAAAAAGAAATGTAAACGATAAATACTTAGAATTAACTTCTGTAAAGAATGCTCGTATGAAACAAATGGAACGAATGACTCGTTTGCTTGGTTCTACTGCAACTTATGTAATGTATGATGAGATGGAACAACGCTTTGAATACAGACCTATTTATTATTTTGAGCCATACTTTGGTGACAATCCATATAGACCAGAAGCGATTGTATATCCAATGATGCACGGACACGCAGACTTATCTGATACAAATGAGCTAATGTATGCTTATTGGGATAGTGAATTACATCTAAAGTTCAATGAAAATGGTGATATCCTGGAAGAGGTACAACACAACTTAGGTGTATTACCTTTTGTATTTACACACAGAGAAGAGCAATTAGACTCTTTCTTTGTAGAAGGTGCATCAGACTTAGTATCTGCTAATGAGCATATCAATATTACAATGACTGAAATGCAATTAGGACTACGATTCCAAATGTTTGGACAACCAGTAGTAACTGGACTTATTTCTGACAACTCTAATGTAAGAGCAGGATCAGATGAAATTTTAACTTTACCTGAAGGTAGCACTTATGATATTGTTTCTCCAGAAGGTAATGTAGAAGCTGTTATTGAAAATATTAAATGGCAAATAGAATTAGTGGCGTTGAATAATCATCTATTCGTTACTTTCGCACAATCAGGTGGTGAAGTACCAAGTGGTATCTCTTTAATGATTAAAGACTTAGAACGACACGAAGATTTTATTGATGATAAAGAATTGTATCGCCAATACGAAAAAGATTTCTACAAAGTAGAATATGCTTTATCTCAAATTAATAATTTGGGATTACCAGAAGTTTCTCAATTTAAAGTAGATTTCTCTGAAGTTGAATATCCTATGACTCCTCAAGACAAGATTATGTTGAATGAATACAAGCTAAAACATAATTTAACTACACAAGCACAGTTATTAGCAGAAGAAAACAAAGATTTAACTGTTGCAGATGCAGAACAAATTATTGCAGCTAATAAATTAGTTAATGAAGTAGAGGTGGTAGAAGATGATAGTCAAGATTCAGACGAAAGTTAATTTTAATTTCAACAAAGTTCAAAAAAGGGTAGTTACTCAATTAATATCCTCACGCTTAAACAAGATAGCTAATTTTGCAAAAAAGAAAGTAATGGACACCTTTGCAAAAGAAAGAGATATAACTGGAAAACCTTATGCTAAATTATCAGGATTATATTTAAATCACCCAAATCCAAAACTCGGAAAGAAAAATAAAAGCAAACCAATTATGCAAGATTCTGGTGCATTAAAAACGAGTTTCAAAAAAACTCCAGTTTCTAAAGATTTATCTATTTCTATAGGTAGTCCACTTGGCGATTATTCCAATCATTTGAAAGAAACACACTCTGGCATCAAAAGAAGTAACGGAACATTTCGTGGATTTAAAGGTAAGTATGGCTTAGTACCTCAACGAAAATTCTTTTATTCGTCTGAAGAAGAAGCATACGAAATACTCGGTGACAAGATAGAAAAAGAAATAGATTCGTTTTTGGACGATTTTATGAAGAATCTTTCAACGAGTATGCGTAAACTTAACTAATGGACGATTTAATCAAAGAACTGTACAAAATGGTAAAAGAACTACGAAGAATCTCTGAAGCCAATAATGATTTACTTGGCTTTATCTGTTCTAAGGTAGCTCCTAATAAAAAAATACACCAAGAAGATATATCTGTAGATGATATAATGTTTATTTCAATGGAAATGTCAGAACTATATGAGAAGTATGATATTATGCCTGATGAGTATGGTCTTTCTTAGACTCTAATTCTGCTAACTTCTCTAACCACTTACGCCTTTCACTATTTGTCGGACGCCTTGATGGCAATGGATCTAATCCTACTTTCTTAGCTCTCTGCAATAAAGCATATCGAGATGCTCTATCTTCTCTTTTCTTTTGCCTTGATGGTGGCTTACCCTCTTTTATTCTTTCTACTGCTTTCTTTTCTGTTATCTCACGCTTCTTCGGTTTGTCGTTTATAGGGTTTCTCTCTGGAAGTGTATCCAGTATTTCGGTAACCTCTTCGCTTTCGGCGTCTATAATATCCTCTGCGTCTATTTGTTCTGCCTTTAAGAACTTCTCGAACGGACTATCTACGGTTACATTGATATTCTTAACCAGTTTCCCTGAATGTTCTAATACCAGACGCCCTGCCTGGACATTCCCCTCAACAGCTTCACGAATCATACTATTTAATACCATCGGTAGCTTTGCATTAAAAGAAATCATATACTTCTTATAATACATTTCCACAAAACGATCATCAGCAAACCAACTATGTATTGTGCGTGGACTTACTTGCAGTTTCTCGGCTATTTGTTTTTTGTTTAACTCTGGATTATGAATTAATAAATCAATAGCAGCAAGTTGATTGGCTTTCTTGAGTTCTATATTACTCATTTACCTTGTCCTCTGTATTTCTTTTTATAATACTTCTTAGAACCTTTTGTTCCATACTTTGTATTCGTGCTTTTACCTTGTCGAGTTTTTTTAGCACCATTTCGTTTTATGGCACGGTCTTTAAATAATGACTTTCTCATTTCTTGTAGACTTTTTCTGCTCCTGCGATTCCAAATGAACCGAGTGTTACCCAGACGAACGAGTTATAAATATAATCGTTGACCATTAGTTCTATTCCAATAATACCCATTGCTAAATCCACGATGCCGAAAACACACATCAATGCAAAGGATAAAAATCCAATAATATTCTTTTCGTTGTACTCGTTCTTATCTTTAAATAATTCCCACATTACTTTTTACCTTTTTTCTTTTTACCAAATATCTTTTCCCAACGCTTTTCGTATTCTTTTTTAGATATACTCAATGGTCTTGGCACATCACCTTTTCCTGCTCCGTTGGATTTATTAAATATACTCTTGTCACTCATTTGGCGTATTTCAAAATAATATTTTTCTTTAAAGGGCTACCTTTTAGCTTTTGTTTAATAGACTTCTTGCGTTGTCCAAATAACCGTTTGGGTATAAAATTTCTGGCTGTGCTGGTAGTAACATTCATTTCTTTTTCTTCTTACTTTTTTTATGAGCAGAGTTTTTCATTAGTCTACCATCTGGCATATAATGATACCCTCGTGGTGCTTTTCTGCGTGTTTTTTTATGTTTCGGCATTACTTCTTTTTACCTTTTTTCTTTTTCTTTTTATGATACGGCATAACTACTTCCTTTTTATTTTTTCTTTTGGACAAACCGTAATGTAATCAACTCTATTTTGCTCTTTGTTTCCTGTGTGTAACCCACAATAAGTTATGTTTCCATACTTAGAAGCATAGCAACATTTTTTCTGTACTAATGAGCAATAATCAAACATTAATCTATATCCAATTCTTTGTATAATTTACGATCTGGCATTGAACCTGCACCATTTATGACCAAT